TCAGCCGCGAATGACACCGTATCCATCGTGCGAGAATGGCGTGAACGCGTCGACACGCGGAGAACCGGGCTCGTGCCGGATCGAACGGTCGGTGCCGAGGCGCTTCTCCTCGCGCAGCTGCGGTACTTCGCTCAAATCGTATGGCGTGGTCTGATAGACCCAGTTGAGCCAGTTGCGCCACAGCAGGTTGGCGTGGGCGCGCCAGGCGAACAGCGGTTCGAGCTTCGGATCGTCGTGCGGGAAATAGTTTTCGGGGAACGGCACGTTGGTCATGCCCTTCTTCATATCCCTCTCGTATTCCTCGGCGAGCGTGTACTTGCCATACTCCCAATGGCCGAGCGCGAACACTTCGGAGAAATCGCGCGTGGCGATGAGCCCCGGGCCGGACTTCGGACCCCACGTGAGCACCTGCAGCTCGGGATTATGGGCGATATCACCCTCGTTGACCCCCGCCAGGCGGGAATGCGGTTGCAGGCAGATCTCGTCGAAACCGTTGGTGAGGAAGCAGTATTCGTCCTGCAGATACTGGGGGAACACTCCGAAGAGCTTCTCCGGCAGCAACTCCTTGCGCACGCCGTACCGATAGTTGAGCGCGCCCATCGCGCCCCAGCACAGGTACATGGTGGAGAAGACGTGGGTGGATGCCCAGTCGAGAATCTGCTTGAACTCGTCCCAGTAGTCGACCTGCTCGAAAGCGAGGTGTTCGACGGGCGCTCCCGTCACCACAAGACCGTCGTAATAGTTGTCTTTGAACGCGTCGAGCGTCTCGTAGAACTTCACCAGATGGTCGGCGCTCACGTGCGTGGCCTCGTGGGTGGAGGTCTTCATGAAGTCGACCTCGACCTGCAGCGGGCTCTTGGAGATCAGACGCAGCAGTTGCGTTTCGGTCTCGATCTTCTTCGGCATGAGGTTCAGGATCACCAGCTTGAGCGGACGCACACGCTGGCGCTCCGCTTCGGGCTTTTCAAGCGCGAAGATGCGCTCGGAGTCGAGAATGTCTCTGGCCGGAAGGCCGCTGGGAATCTTGATAGGCATGTTTCCTATTATGGTGCGGACCCGGATATGGCGTATTCGGCGGTTTTCATCGACGGTCCGCAGCGTTATACGAAAAACGGATAACGCGTTATCGGATATGCGATTTCACTAGCAGCGCAATATGCGACACGCCGATTTGACTTATTAGCCAACATCCGTAAAGTAGTTAGAGCTGCCTCAATGAAGGCAAGCCGACGCGGGGTGGAGCAGCTCGGTAGCTCGCTGGGCTCATAACCCAGAGGTCCATGGTTCAAATCCATGCCCCGCTACCAATTGACCGTCGTTCCCATTATCGGAACGGCGGTTTTTTATATATTCCATGGCTTTTGCTGGCGTTAAGTTCTCATCCAGCAAAGCCATCAACGGGACGCCGAAGAAATCGGCCGCCGCGCAAGTTTCGTCAATGGTCCAATCGGCCTTGCTCTGAAGCCTCGACGCCATCGATTGCGGTGAGAGCCCCATTGCCTTAGCAAGGTCCTTCTTCATTAAACCGCTGTTGGACAAGATCATGTTCGTATTCATCGCAACAACGTCCTGCCTGCGCAATGTAGCGCTCGGCTGAATATCTAGCACTGTCATGAAATTCATTTTACTACGGTTTTAGCGTAGTACTCGGCGTGTTGGCTACGTCATATGGTTAATCTTTGGTCTAGAACTTCATCAAATCTTTAGTCTGAAAGTTTTTAAATGATTAGTCAGATAAGAAAACTCATGAGAGACAATCACGTCACACAGCGCGATCTGGCGCATGCGCTAGGCGTCTCCGAGCAGGCCATCAGCGACAAATTCCATGGCCGCTCAAATTTCACGTTGCGTGATGTGTCGCGCATAGCCGACTTTTTCGACGTTTCCACTGATCTCGTGCTTGGCCGAGAGCCATTGGAGGTGTTGTGATGGCTAGATTTTTTTCACGCCGTTCGGGAGTTTCGATGGTCCCATCCAGTCTTCATGCGGTATCTCGGACTTCCACCATCCGGCGCCGGTGCGTTCACTATGGAATCGGCCGAGATGGAAACGTTTGCGTATATGAAGGCGCTCACACAGTTTGTTTGCCAGACGTTTCATCCATGCGATGCGGCTCCATTTCCAGCGTTCGGTGTCGATGGTTTCGACTGGGATTTCTCCGTCGTGGGCTTCTGATCGTAGAGCCACGAACATACGCAGTCCGACCGCTTTCACCTTGCGGAACGCAATCGTCTGTCGGGAGGCGGTGATCATGATCAGCATCGGTGTCGCTTTTCCTGGTTTCCCTTGCACGACTACATCGAGTATTTCGTCGGAGTCTTCCAGTACGGGAACGTATGTGACGTTGCTGAAGTCATCCATGATGACGGCGTTCGACAAGGGTATGAATCTGGCATCGTATGCCGGGAGGTTCGGCGACGTGCATGTGATGCGCACGCAATCCACATGCCCTTCGACCGGGTACAGGCATGTTACTAGGTCTTCCGGCCGTTGCGTCCATTCGTTTCTCAGGATTTGCCATATGAGCAAAGCGAACGTCGGCACAGCCAGGACGTTGACCAGTGTCTGGAGTGCTTCACCCATATGTTCTTCCTTCCTCCGTCGCGTAGGACGGTTTGTTTATCTCCTGTCCGCCAGTCTACGCCGACGGGGGAAGGATCCTAAACGTCCATCCATGAATCAAGGAGCAGTGAAATGAGCGTCACAGTCAAACGTGTGGACAGGAAAAGCAGTCAACGTTTTTACGAGCTGATCGTTGAGACGGCAGAAGTCACCGTGCGCGTCCCGTTCAACGGTTACGAGCTTGACGATCTTGGGCAACAGATCAACCGCTGCTTCAACGAGGAGGATTGACCGTGAAACGTTTCATCAAGACCCTCATGCTGCTGCTGGCAAGCCCGTTCGTGCTCCTCATGCTCGGGCTGGTGCTCACGATCGTCCGTCTGGGTGATTTCCTCACCGACGACGACTGACGGCATCCGATAACTGCATAGCCCTTGACTCAGCCGAAGGTCGGTTGCTGGGGAGGCGTGATAAAGCACCCGGCCGCGCCTTGCCCAGCGCGTTACAAACACGCCCGGAATGCCGGGCGGTTACCACGGCCCCAGCGGGGAGCTATGCGGGTGTATACAGATCGCTTCACGGCGTCTTGTTCGGGCGCAACTGGGGACCATCGCCGGCATACGTGCCGGGCTGTGCGGCGAGACCTTGCGCGCGGCTTCGGCCGCTGACCTATGCGACGGCGCGGCTCCGTTACGAAGCAACCTTGCATGGCGAACCCTAACCCGGAAAACACTTGAGCAATCTTGTGTTTTCCTGGCTGGGTTCCCCGCTCTAACGCCCCACCACCCGAAGGGCACATCATCCACAATTCTTATCCACTTATCCACAATATGAAACGAGGTTCGAGACATGGGTTATTCGGTCGATTACAAGCCAACAAACCGCCGACGCGCCAAGAGGACGGTGCCGAAGAACAAGGCACAGCGCACGAAGGACATCAAGAACGCCATTCGATGGAACATCAGGCAATTGGAGCATGACACTGCTTCTACTGCCTACATCCAGCGTCCCTTGATTATCAGCATTCTTCGCCTGAACCGCATCAGTCCGCACGCCGACCCGTCCGGCGACAACACTTTCCAGCAGCTGATTGCCGAGGGTTGGGTGCCGCGCCCGGAGCGTTTCGCCGGCGTGCAGTGGTTCGGCCGCGACGATCTGTTGCAATCACTCAAGGCTTACGTGAGGGCGTGACTATGCGGGCGAAACTGAAACTAGTGATCGAGGAAACCGACGACACGGGTACCATCACAACCACGTTGCCGCTGGCGTTCGCCATGCATGACGATATGTGGAACCCGGTGGCCGGCGTTTATGACAAGTTCAAGAGCGACCATAGGCGTTTGCGCTTCGCCACATGGTTGATTCCGGCCATCACCGAAGCGATTGTGCAAGCGAACTGCGGCACCGACCAAGATTCTGAGGCCGGCATATGAACCCACGCGCGAAGCTCACGGCCAAGCAGGCGGCCCGATATTTGGGCGTGAGCGAAAGCCTGTTGCGCAAGTGGCGCGGCGAACATTACGGCCCGGTGTTCTACCGGCCCACGGATGCGCCCAACTGCCCAGTGCTGTACGAGTTGTCGGACTTGGACATGTTCGTAGCGCAACGCAAGCGCAAGGCGGCCCAGAGTGCCGCGTAGGCAAGTAGTCGCCCCGTCAATCCGTTCGGCCGAGATAGCGGCGTGGGGCAACGACTGTTGGTTGGAACTGCCCGGCTGCACGAAGGTGGGCACCGAAGACGACCATATAGTGCCCCATGCGCATGGCGGCAAGGACACCGTGCCGAACCTACGCCGTGCGTGCAAGCATTGCAACGCTTCGCGGCAAGACCGCGTGCTGTATGGCTATGGCTGCCGCTTGCACATGATCGTGTGCCCGCCCGGTTCATGTGACCGGGAGGCCGTGGACTACATAGCCCAGCACGCGAGGCCAAGCGACCCGGTTGTGTCGTGGGCTTCGCTGGCCGTCGCCATGCGCGTGGACGAAGCGGACATGGAGCAGCGGCGGGCCGTGGCTATGGCATGGTCTGCCGCCTACCGCCAGTTCGCCAAGAGCCGCGCGCCGTTGGACGTGTGGCTGGTGCGCACCATACCAGCCAGCCGCAAGCACCCGCAGATGCTGGCCGAGTGGATAGCGCTGGACTACGACATACAGGTGCTGGACCCCGGCTATGCCGAGAGCATGGCACGGGCACGTAACGACATGTACCGGCAGCTGGTGCGCCAGTGGTACGCCCTCCACCTATCGCAAGAGACGATAGACGCGAGGCAAGCGGCCCGCCGCCAGCGACTCGCGGCCCTTGGCTTGCGTTCCATGCCATCTTCGGTGCCTTCATCGCGCCCGGAATGGTGATTTTTTAAACTCGCGGCGCCGGGAAAGACCCCGCGCCCAGTTTTTTCTCCCCCCAACACGGGAGGAAAAACGGCACGAAAACGTTGGAACATCAAGGAAAAGAAAGGATACGGACAAATGAGCCAAAACACGTTCGACATTTTCGACGACACCGCCGGCCGGCACGTCGGGCAACAGGAAAAGGCCACCCGTCGGCTGATCGAGAGCCTTACCGAGCGTTCGGGCGGCGACCTTGACCCGTTCGCCACCACGCTATGCGCCAGCCTGTTGTCCTTGGCCCAGAACATCGACACACAGCGCAACGCCGGCAAGGAGATCAGCCGCAACATGAACACGTACTTGGACAACGTGCAGCGCCTTCAGGACATGTACCCGCCGGAACCGAAGGTGGACGAAGACTTGGCCGCCTACTTGGCCGAGGCGAAGGCATGACCAGGGAACCGCCGCTTATGCGAGCCGGAACGCGCCGCGACCCATCGCGCCGCACAGACGGCAACGTGGTGGCGCGCACTGCCGAACTGTTGGGCAAACCGTTGTTGCCTTGGCAACGGTACGTTGCCGACGTGGCCGGCGAACTGGACGACGCCACAGGCACGTACCGGTATGACACCATCGTGCTTACCACGCCCCGCCAGTGCGGCAAAAGCACGTTGATAGACACCGAGGACACGCGCAACGCCCAGCTTGGACGCGATAGAAAGATCTATTACTTGGCCCAGACCGGCAAGGACGCCGAACAGCACTTCAAGGAATACGTGAAGCAACTGAGGGACAGCCGGCTGGCACCGCTGGCCCTGAAGCCACGACTGAGCAACGGCGGAATGGAACAGCGGTTCACCAACGGCAGCTTCATACGCCCTTTGGCCGTCACGAAGGTGGCCGGCCACGGCGTGCAGATGGACAAATTCACCTTGGACGAGGCGTTTAGCCTGACCGAAGAGGCCGGCTATATGATCTTGGACGGCTTGGGGCCGACCATGAACACCCGCTTAAGGTTCACCGGCGTGCAACCTCAAATGTGGATTACATCGACCGAAGGCACGGCCGCTTCGACGTTCTTCAACACTCTGTTGGACGGCTTGCGCGCCGGCGACGTGCCCGAACGCACGGCGTGGTTCGACTTCGGCTTGCCCGACGACGAAGACCCCGAAGACCTCAAGGCCGTGGCACGCTGGCACCCGGCAGCCGGCCTGTTGTGGGACTTGCGCCAGTTGGCCGACTTCCGCCAGCAGTTCGGGGACAACAAGGCCGGTTGGGCGCGAGCCTTCGCCAACCGGCGCGACGTGGGCATAGCCGAGCGCATCATATCGGCCGACCTGTGGAACGCCACCACATGCTGGCCGATAGCGCCCGGCGACTTGGCCGGCCGCCCCGTGGTGTTCGGTGCCGCCGTGGACGTTGACGCCACCCACACGGCGATTAGCGCCGGAATATTGGAACACGACGGCACCGTTAACGTGCAGTTGCTCAAGGTGCTGGACGGCACCGGCGCGGCACCCAATGAGATAACCAGGCTGTGCGCCACCTACGACGCGCCCCTGTGCATGGACTCGCGCGGCCCGAACGGCGACTTGTGCGACCGGCTGAAGGCGTTGGCCGACATCAACGGCGACCCGGTTGTGCGTTTCGTGGACATGCAAGCCGGCGATTTTCTCAGCGTGGGCCAGTCGTTCGTGAGCGGCCTTGAGAACGGCACCGTGCGGCACGCGGCAGACACCGAGCTGGACGCCAGCGCGGCGAACAGCGCGCGCGCATGGAGCGGCGACGCTTGGCGCATATCACGGCGCGGCAGCACCGGCAAGACATCGCCGCTCGAAAGCGCCATGCTTGCCGCGTGGGGCGTATCCCACCGGCCCGAACCCGAAGGGCCGTTGCAAATATTCTGACCATGTACGGCTGTGGCGGACTGTGGCGGGCAATGGCGCACGCCACTCGCCACGGCCATGCGTGAGCGCGCATGATGTGTCGCATGAACGACTTCGGTTTTTTTCAGCGGCTACGCTTCGCCGGCAAGATCATCACGCGCGGCGTGGCCGCCGTGGACGACATGCCGGCCGAGATAATGCCGCCCAGCCGCACGGCCGCGTATGACCCGCTGCAACTGTCCACCGTGTTCCGTGGCGTTCAGGTGCTCCAGACCGCAATCGCCGGCTTGCCGTTGCACGAAATGCGCGGCGGCGTGAAGCTCAACACGCTTACGTCCATCATCGACCGACCGGACGCCAACCGAAGCCGCCGTGACTTCATCAGCGACATCGTGGCGTCGCTGTGCTTGGACGGCAACGCGTTCGTTCGCAAACTGCGCTATGGCGGCGAAGTGGTGTCGTGCCAAGTCTTGCCGCCGTCTCTGGTGACCGTGCGCGACGACAGCCGCGACCCCGCCGCGCCAGTGCTTCGCTATTCGTATCTTGGCCGCGAGTACACGCCCGACGATGTTACCCACCTGAAGTTCCTGAACGTTCCCGGCCGCTTGCGCGGCCTTGGCCCCATTTCGGCGGCGCGCGAGGAGGTGGAGGGCGCGAAGATGGCCCGCGACTACAAGGCCCGCTTCTACACCGATTCTTCCAATGTGAAGGGCTATCTGAAGAGCGACCAGAAGATCACGCCCGACAGCGCGAAACAGGCGAAGGACGATTGGGGCAAGGCCGGCAAGGCCGGCGACATCAAGGTGGTTGGCAGCAACCTTACCTATGTGCCGCTTGATATGAAGCCGGCGGACTTGCAGTTTTTGGAGACTCAGAAGTTCGACACCACCCAGATCGCACGCCTGTTGGGCATCCCGGCCAGCATCATGCTTGCCGCCGTGGACGGCAGCAACCTTACCTATTCCAACATCGAGCAAAGCTGGATTGAGTTTGCCGACTACACCCTTGCGGCATATACGGGAGAGCTTGAGGAACTGTTAAGCGGCCTGTTGCCGCGTGGCCGCGTTGTGCGCTTCGACTGGGATAGTTCGCGCCGCGCCGATATGGCCGACCGTTACAACGCCTACAAGACCGCCATCGGTTCCGGTTGGCTCACCGTGGACGACGTGCGCGAACGCGAGGGCTTGCCGCCGTTGACGCCCGAACAGGCGGCCCAGAATCAACCGATTGGAGGCAATGCAAATGAGCAATGAGCATGACGAAAGGCTTATGGAGGCGCGCACGCTCAACGTCACCGGCCTACGCTTGCGCGACACCGGCGACACCTGCGACACCGGCGACGGCATGACCTTGGAGGGCGTGGCCGTGCCCTTCAATCAGCGATATGCGCTGTTCAGTGATTACGCCGAGGTGATAGACCCCGATTGCGACTTCGGCACACGAAAGACCGTGAAGGTGAGCCGCGAGCATGGCGACCTTATCGGCAAGCTGACCGACATGCGCAGCGAAGCGGACGGCTTGCACGTCGTGGCGAAGCTGGCCGACACCGAAAGCGGACGCGAGGCCGCCGAACTGGTGCGTGAAGGCGTCTACGACGGCTTCAGCATCGGCTTCAGGCCGGTGGAAAACAGGGTTATCGACTCGGACGACGGCGTTACCGAGGTACACCGCCGCAAGGTGGACCTGTTCGAGGTTGCCGTTACCGGCATCCCCGCGTATCCGGCCGCCGAGATTACCGGTCAGCGTTCCCAGACCATCACAACCAACAATGAAAGTGAGGCACCCAGTATGGGCAACGACAACGAACAGCGCGACGTGAACGAACGCTTGGAGGCGTTCGGGGAGGAACTGCGCGGCATCAAGGCCACCGTGGCCGCCGGCATCCAGACCACCCCGCCGGCCGAGCTGGGCGGAGAGTTCCGCACCGCCGGCGACTATCTCAAGGCGCTGAGCGACGAACGCAATGCCGACCACGCGGCCGCCATCGACCTTATGCGCCAGACCCGCGACGCCATCGTTACCGGCGACACCGGCAACACCGTGGCATGGATTGCCAACGACTTGCGCCTGATCGAACAGCGCCGCAAGGTGACGAACATCCTCACCCGCGACACGCTGCCGGCCACCGGTATGAGCATGGAATACAACGTGGTGAGCGAGGACTCCACGTCCGTGGACAAGCAGACCGCCGAGGGCGCGGCCCTGACCTTCGGCAAGGTTAAGTTCGGCACCAAGACCGCCGACATCAACACTTATGGCGGCTACACCACACTTTCGCGCCAGACCATCGAGCGCAGCACCACCCCCATGCTCAACACGGCGCTGAAGGCCCTGAACAACGCCTATGCGAAGTCCACCGAAAACGCCGTGCGCACCTACCTGTACGACCTCATCAAGTCCCAGCGCGACGCGGATGACAACCCGAACAACATCACGGCTCCGGCCGCTTTGAACGACATGACGACAGACCAGTGGGCCGGCCTTATCCTTGACGCCGCCGAGGTGATGGACGATAGGAACGCGGCCATGACCCGTCTGGGCGTTTCCAAGGACGTGGCGCTGGCCCTTATCAAGCTCAAGGACTCGGGCAACCGGTTCATGGACATTTCCGGCAAGGGGTCGGATACCATCGGCGCTTTCGACGTCACCGGCGTGGTGGGCGACCTCATGCGCGTGCCGGTGTACTTGCTGCCGAAGGCCCCGACCGGCACCGCCGCGTTCATCGACCCGACCGCCGTCACCGTGTGGGAGAGCGGCGGCCCCACCCAGCTTTCCAACACCGACCCCGTGAACATCGTGGACAACTATTCGGTGTACGGGTACATGGCCGTGGCCGCGACCTTCACCGACGGCCTGTTGCCTATCAAGTTCACTGCCGCCGGGATGTGACCATGAACGACGAACAGTTGTTGGCACAGCTGCGCAACGAAGTGAGCGTGCCAAGCGGTGACGATGAACGCTTGGCCGCGAAGCTGGCCGCCGCCAAGGCGTATGTGGCAAGCGCCGTGGGCGCGGCGTCCATCAAGGACGAAGTGCTGGCCGATTGCATCGTGAGTTGTGCTGCGGACCTGTACAACAGCCGCGACGCCCGGCTGGGCGTCATGAGCGTGGGCGACGGCACGCTGGAACCGTTCAGGGTCAGCAGCGACCCGTTGCGCTCGGTGTGGCCGAAACTCAACGCGGCCGGCATCCTGACCGGGAGCGTGGTGATCGCATGAGCAGCCAAGTAACACGAGAGCGCGAAGCCCTTATGGACATGCTGACGGACGCCATGGGCGACCTCGCTTGCGTCGTCACCATCGACGCGCAGGACGCCCGCCCGTTGCCAGGCAGAATAGCGGTGCTGATAGACCCGCCGGAACTCACGTTCGAGGGCTGGCATATGCAGACCATCACTTGGACGGTGAACCTCATAGCCGGCACCATGGCCACGCAGGCGGCCGCTTTGGACCTGTTGACCGACGGCGTGCAACGCTTGCACGACCGCCAGGTGAACTTGCGGGACGCGAAACCCAGCACGTTCAACCTGACCGGAGTGGGCAGCCTGGCCGCCTACACCATAACCCTCAACCCGTTGGATTAGAAAGGACACAATCATGACTGGAAAGATCCGCACGCTCGGCCCAGGAATCTTCAAAATCACCGACACCGAAAATGGCAGGGACTTCAGCGCCGACCTGACCAAGGCGCAGCTGAATCCGTCGAACAGCAGCGACGACCCGACCACCTACCTCGACGGGTCCGAAGAGACCAACACGACCACCACATGGACTTTCGAGGGCACCGTGGGCGACGACTTCAGCGAGGACGGTCTGGCCGTCTGGCTCTTCGACCACAAGGGCGAGACGCTGCCGGCCCAGTTCGTCCCGAACCAGACCGGCAAGATCCAGTGGACCTTCAACGTCACCATCGCGCCAATCGCCATCGGCGGCGATGTCAAATCGAAGAACACGAACGATCTGAGCTTCGCCGTCACGAACGTCGCCCACGCACCGTACACAGGCAAGTGATGGCCGGCAAGGCACTCATGGTCGTCGGCCAGAAACGCTTCGTGCAGACGATGCGCAAGGCCGGCGCGGACATGGACGACCTGAAGGAAGTGAACCGCGAGGCCGCGCAGATCGCACTGCCCGCCGTCCGCAACCTCGCCCCACGAGGCAAAACCGGCCGGCTGGCCGGCAGCCTGCGTGCCGGAGCAACGAAACGCGCCGGCGTCATCCGCGCCGGCCGCAAGGCCGTGCCCTACGCGGGAGTCATCAACTACGGGTGGCCGGCCCGCCACATCAAGCCACGTCTCTTCGTCAACAACGGCGTCGCCTCCACCGAGAGCCAATGGCAAAAGGTCTACAAGGACTTCATCGACAAGACACTGAAGCAAGTGAAAGGAAAATAATGGCAACCACCCGCATCACCTACACGGACGGGACCAGCGAGCTCGTGCCGATCACCATGCGCGCGACATGCAAGGCCGAGGCGCACGCCATCGACGTGGGCTGGGGCCCCATCACCCAGTCACCCGTCCGTTCCGGAGCCTACGCGGCCTACGCGGCCCTGCGCATGGCCGGCCGCAATCTGCCAGACTTCGAGCATTGGCTGGACACCGTGGCCTCATTCGACCTCGCGGCCGCGAAGGAGGAACCGGAAGAGGGAAACCCTACGGACTAGCCGCGTGGCCCCAAGACTCGCTCGGCCGTCTCTCGTTCCTCCTGGCGAGCCGTTTCGGCGGCACGCCATGGCAGTGGAGGAACGAGGCCGACGAACTGGATTGGGGCACCGGCATCGCCGCGCTTCTCAAGGAAGCGGAAGAAACACGGAAGGAGTGAACCATGGCGCACAGCGCGATCATGAGCGTGCGCATCACCGGCAACGCCGATGATGCCGTCAAGGCGTTCGAGAGGACCACCACGAAGGCGGCCGCTTTCGGCAGCGCCATCGGCGGATTGGCCGTCAAGGGCGTGACCGCGCTGTGGGACACGGTAAAGGGCTTCGCCGGCGACGTGGTGAACATGTCGGACAGCACCGACAAGTTCATGAGCACCATGAGCTTCGCCGGCATCGACACCGCCAACGTCGAAAAGGCAAGCAAGGCGGCGCGCGACTACGCGGACCGCACAGTGTATGACCTGTCCACCATCCAGAACACCACGGCGCAGCTCGCCGCGAACGGCATCAAGGACTACACCGGCCTTACAGAGGCCGCCGGCAACCTGAACGCCGTGGCCGGCGGCAACGCAGACACCTTCGGCTCCGTGGCCATGGTGCTCACCCAGACGGCCGGAGCGGGCAAGCTTACGACGGAGAACTGGAACCAGTTGGCCGACGCCATCCCTGGCGCATCCGGCAAACTCCAGGAAGCGATGCTCAAGAACGGCGCGTACACGGGCAACTTCCGCGACGCCATGGCGGACGGCCAGATCACCGCCGACGAGTTCAACCAGGCATTGATGGACCTCGGCATGACCGACGTGGCGAAACAGGCCGCGACATCGACCAGCACCATCGAGGGAGCCATGGGAAACCTCGAAGCAGCCGTCACCGGCGGCCTGACCGACGCCTTCAACCTGTTCAAGCCGACCGTCACAGGCGGCATCAACGCGGCCGCGACGGCAGTCACAAACCTCGCGCAGACCGGCACGAAGGGATTGCAGACGTTCTTCACACAGGTCAAGGACACCGGTGCGTTCACCTCATTGCAGACGGCCGCGCAATCCGTCGGCACCGGACTGCAATCGTTCTGGGACGGAATCATGAACGTCGTGAACGCCATGACCGGAGGACAACCGGCCGGCGTGGCCTTCGGCAACATGCTCAACACCGTCGCCACGGCAGCGCAGACGGTCGGCGGCTGGCTGAAGACCGCCGGCAACTGGATCAGTCAGAATCTCGATCTCGTGACCCCTCTCGTGGCCGCGATCGGCGGAGCCGTCGCAGTCGTCACCGCCATGACCACGGCCATGCAGCTGGCCGCGGCCGCACAGGCGCTGCTCAACGCCGTCATGAGCGCGAACCCCATCATGGTCGTCATCACCCTCATCGCAGCGCTCGTGGCCGGACTCACCTACTTCTTCACCTGCACCAACACCGGCAAGGCCGTGTGGTCGAGCTTCACCAATTTCATCGCCGGATGCGTCTCGGGCATCCTCGGATGGTTCAGCGGCCTTGGCAGCTCCATCGGCGGGGCCTTCAACAACGCCGCGAACAGCGCGAAAAACACTTGGAACGGCGTCGTCTCATGGTTCCGTGGCATCCCGGGCACAATCGGCGGCTTCTTCTCCGGAGCCGGCACACTGCTCTACAACGCCGGCGCAAGCATCATCAGCGGATTCCTCAACGGCCTCAAATCGATGTGGAGCAACGTGACCGGCTGGATCAGCGGCATCGGCGACTGGATCAAGGCCCACAAAGGCCCGATCAGCTACGACCGGAGGTTACTCATCCCCGCCGGCCAGGCCATCATGACCGGCTTCGCACAGGGCCTCAACAACGGGTTCGACAACCACGTCGAAACCGCTATCAGCCGCGCCAACCGCAGACTAGCGGCCATGCCCCTCAACCTCTCCGCCCAAGGCAACACGGCCACGCCAGCCGTGGTCAACACCTGGAACGTGGAGATCAACGGCGAGGTCATCGACAAGGACGGCACCGCCAAGGCCATCAGACGGCTCCTGTCCGACTACGACGCAAGGAGGTCATGATGCAGCAGTGCTTCATGTTCATCGACACAGGCAACGGCTGGACACCCGTCAACGACTCCACCAAGGACATCGCGGCCCTCGACTCGTTCACCATCGACTGGGGAAGCGACGGCATCGACGAACAGCCCGAACCTGCCGTGATGTCATTCACCCTCCGCGACCGCACCGGACGGCTCGCAGGCCAGGCATTGACATTGGCCGGCATGAAAGTGGTCGTCCAATTCTCCAACCAGCCTCGATGGATGGACCTGACGCCAGCGATGGGCGGCTGGCGCAATCTGCGCATCCCCATCGACTCGCTCCACAAGACGTATTCGCCAGACTCGCCAGACTCGCCAGACTCGCCATCCGAAACAATGTTCGCCGGCAGCGTGTCCACCGGCGGCAGCATCGAACCGGCCAGCGACGGCGGGTGGCTGCTCAAACTCTCCGCCACATCGAGGATGGCCATATGGAAACGCCTGCAATCACAAGGACCGACAGACACGGCCGCGAAATGGAACGGCGCGCACTGGATAGGCACGCCATCCGCGCGCCTCAAGGAGATGAACCGCAGGGCCTCGGCGCAGGGAGCGCCGGAAGCCCAACTGGACGGGCTCGCCCTGCCGTCAAGCGTCGCACCATACACGTCATCCGACCACCCATCGCAGCTCGACCTGCTGCACCGGCTCACCGTCGGGCCACGACTCCCTCAATGGCACGAAGTCTACGACGGCGCGGCATCCACCATCAGGCCGCTGTTCCTCGCCGACCCGATCGCCGTGCATCTGTCAACCGATGGCCGACTCAACGTCCTCACCGACGGAGAGACACGATACGCGCTCTCGGCGGCCGACATCGAGGCATCGACGGATCTGAGCATCACCGAACCTTTGACACAGGTCGTCATCAACGCGAAACGCGTCAAATCGGACAACGGCAAGCTCTCTTTCGACGACGTGGAGATCAAGATGGGAGACCAGGACCGTCTGCCACCACAATTGACCGCCATGCAGAAGAGCCTCACCGTCGATTCCGACATGCTCGCCGTGGACGACTCGGGCGGCGTATGGAACAGCGGCGGCACCTCGAACGTCAGCGACACGGACCGCGCCAACATCGCGCAATGGCTCGAATCGCACGACCTGCGCATGGTACCGGAGACAGTGACGTTCAACAGCACGCGAATCGACCCGGTACGACGGCCATGGCTGTACAAGGCAAGCCCATCCGGCCCATTCATCATCGTCAAGGCCAAAGCGTCGGCCCTGACCGGCTCAGACGGCCGACCGTCCTTCACCGGCCCCATCACGACCATCGGCGGGACGCTCTCATACCGGTGGCGCGCGGGCAATCCCACACTCACCCAGGAAGCGACGCTGGCCGCGCTCCGGCCGCTGCTGACGGAACGAATCACATGGGCCGACCTGCCCACCCTCAGCTGGCAGCAGCTCGACCTGCACATCTGCGACCTCTCGATGATCCAGATCATCGACACTTCTTCACCCACCGCCGAAAAGGAAGGAACACAATGACAGCAACAACACCAATCTACGGCCTCTCATATCCCGAAGGCTCCGACCTCGTGTCAACCGCGCCGGACTCGTTCAAGGCCATGGCCGACACGTTCGAGCAGGCGCTTTACGCGGTCGACCAGCGGTCCACCCCAGCCGGCGCGACACCTGTGATCGCCACCACGCTCGAATCGCTGAAGGCACAGACGGCCACGGTCGGCCAGACCGGCTTCGTCACCTCGGACGGCGACAACACCGGCCCGTACATCTGGGACGGGACCAGCTGGCATCACGCACACTGGTACACCGCCGATGACAAAGCCAAAACAACGCTTGTCAACAAATCAGGCTGGAAATGCGAATACACGATAAAACATGGATTCGTTTACGTCACGATTAATCTCTCGGACAGTGGCACCAAAGGATGGAGCGAAAGCCAAATGCCCGGCACGCTCCCCGAGGAAGCACGACCGCCGCTCGAACTGAATTTCGCACCGATATGCTCCAACAGCACATCAATCGGTGTATTCATCGTCAAACCCACCGGAGTCATCGTCTACTCGCGTCGCGGCGGCGGGCAAATCTCCGACAATCGTTATGCAACCATGATGTGGCCGGCCGCATGACGGATCTCGTCATCGCCATCGTCGGCGCTATCGGCGCGGTCGTCGGCGCACTGGTCTCCACCCTCTCGGCCGCCGCGAAGAACAAGATGGAAGCCTACAGGCTCGCACAGAAGATGCAGGCCGACAACCAACGCCTCTGGCAATATAACCGGCAACTCATCGACCACATCTACCGCCGCGCACCGCCACCACCGCCGGAACCACCTGAAGACCTTTTCAACGACTAAAAGGGAGCCAACATGAGCGACATCATCTGGAAAGGAAGCCCGAACCACTACGTGGGCCGCAACGGCTACGGCGTCACGCACATCACTTTGCACATCATGGTCGGATACCTCGCCGGCACAGATGCCACGTTCGCCAGCCAGTCAAGCCGTGCCTCGGCCCACTACGGCATCGGCGCGACCGGAGAGATCCACCAATACGTGTCGGAACTCGACGGCAGCTATTCCGACGCGAACTGGGCATCTAACAATTCGACCATCAGTATCGAGCACGAAGGAGGAATGGCCAACGGTGCGGTCTGCACGAAGGAGTGCATCGACGCAAGCGCGCGCCTCTGCGCCGACATCGCGCGCAGGTACGGGTGGACGAAACTGTGGCACGACGGGCTGAAAGGCAACGTATGGCTACACCGGGAGATCCCAGGCACAGACCACCTCTCATGCCCCGACCTCGCGCCAAACGGCCTGCCATACAAGCAGATCATCGACAAAGCAAATCAGATACTCGAAGGAGGCTCCATGTCAAACGCAGGAGACGAAGTATGGAACTGGGCCTACAAGCCCAACGGAAAGAACGCCACACCGGGCGGCAACATGTACAACCTGCTCGCCTACGAGCTGCCGCAGCGTGTCCGTGACAGCATCATGCAATACAGCTACAAGGGCTCAGCACCGGGCGGCAACATCTACAACACAATCTGCTTCGAGATCCCCGGAATGCTGAAACAGCTCACCAAAACCATCGAGAAGCAGCAGCAGCAGATCAGCGAACTGTCCGAAAAAATCAGCAAGCTGGAAGGAACCACGAAATGACCGACACGACGGAAAACCGACTACCAGCGACCAGCACAACGGAAGTAACCGTGATGCCGGTCTCCGCGCAGATCATGGCCGCCACCGATGACGACGCCGAGACCACGACGCCGAGCATCGACGGCGGCACAATATCCAGATTCCTCGTGCTGCTCCTTGCGCTTGTCAACCAGGCACTGACCATGTTCGGCCATCCGGTGCTCAACATCGATGACACGACCATCACGCAGCTCGTAAGCCTCGCATGGACAGCCGGCAGCGCCATCTGGTGCTACTGGAAGGACAACGACGTGACCACGAAGGCCCGCGTCAAAAAGGCGAGGCTATCGGCACGTCACGCGGCCTAAATAAGACGGACGGCCGCCGTTGCCTCTCGTAGACGGCCGTCCGGCATCGCAACGTAATGCTCCGTGGTCTCAACCGATTCATGGCCGAGCAGTTCCGCGACCACGAACAGGTCGTGTGTGGCGGCGTAGGCCGTGGTGGCGAACCGGTGGCGCAACGTGTGCGCGGCATAGCCGGCCGGCAACAAATGGCTGACATGGTCTCCGATATAGGATTCCTCGACATGGCCTCCGAACCGGCCAGGGAACAGGTAGCCCCGCGCGTCCATGATGATGCCGGCCAGATCATCCGGCAACGGCACTATGCGCTGCTTGTCGCCTTTGCCGCGCACGATCAATGACCGGCCGCCGCTGTCGGCCACCACGTCATCGCTGTGGACCCGCGCAATCTCGCCACGCCGCAGTCCGCACTCCGCGCCCAGCCGGATCATGAGTCTTTCCGACGGCGTGGCCATCTCCATCGCCGCAGCGATGTAACGGTCCGGGCATGGTCTGGGATGCGCGTGTGGCTTCTTCACCCTTGGCACGTCCAGACTCGGATCATCCGACCGTCTGCCGCTTTTATGCAGCCATCGGAAGAACGACGATATGGTGTTCCTGTACGCTTTGCGCGTCTCTGGTTTCCATTGCTGCTGTGCGAACGCCTGCACGATCTGCTCCGTGGTCACGTCTTTGGGGCCTGACGGCAT